CCTCTGGTGCTTCTTGAGCTACCGGCGCTACTGGCCCCACTGGCCCGACTGGTTATACTGGTCCTGCTGGTGCTGCTTCGGCTACTGGTGCGACTGGATCTACCGGTTACACTGGCCCCACTGGCCCGACTGGTTATACTGGTCCTGCTGGTGCCGCTTCGGCAACTGGTGCGACTGGCACGACCGGCTACACCGGATCTACTGGTTATACTGGCCCGCCCGGTTATACTGGCCCGACCGGCCCGACTGGCTACACGGGACCAACCGGTACCACCGGCCCGACGGGCTATACTGGTGCGACTGGATACACCGGCCCGACTGGACCTGGTAATAATTTTAGCGCTGGACCAACCGGTCCGATTGCTACAATTACTATCGTTCGTGGTTTAGTCACCGCGCTTACTACCACTGATTAGTTTTTCTTCCCCCCACTTATTTTTTGCGGGATGAGTGGGGGAATAGTGAAATTAACCATAAAAAATATTTCTACTACCCTTAAAAACGTAAAAGTACCTTATCCGACCGAGGGAGTAATCCGTTCGGCCCAATTAAGTGATACTGTTTGTCCAGATAATTCAGTACAACTGGCAATTAATATGAATTTTGACGCCATTGGATCAATTACTACTCGCCCGGGCATTGCCACTTATGCTACCAGCTTAGCTGGGAGTGTTGGTTCTTTTGGAACATTGAATTCTCAAGCAAGTTCAACAAAATATCTTTTCGCTCGAGTTGAGACAACGATTCAAGCGTTGAATTCAACAACCGGTAATTGGGCTTCAGTTCGAACAAGTCTAACTGGTACATCTAAGGCTCGCTTTAGCCAGTTTTTGAATAGGATTTGGATGGTAAATGGTAACGGCGGTGATGATCCCAAAACCTCAAACGGAGGAAACTTCGATACGACTGATGTTCCCGCAACATTTCCGAAAGCTGATTTTATCGAAGCTGGGTATGATGGCCGAGTCTGGGTAGCTGATGCCTCAAAGGATATTCTTTATTTCACGGACATTGTTCAGTCAACAAATGGGACATCCTATGTTTCGCCATTGACTTTCGATATTACTACTAATTTCATTTCTTCATTTTCTCCTCAAGACGGTGAATCAATCACTGGTATTTTTCGTGTCCCTAAAGCTCTTCTCCTTTTCAAACAGAATCATATTTATCGGGTTTATAGCTCCAGTAATGTTGATCCCTACCCGGCTTATAATGTTGGGACTTATTCTCAGGAATCAATTGTCCAGGCGAAAGATGGGGTCTATTTCCATCATTCTTCCGGGTTCTATAAATTCAACTATGATACGCAACCGACAGAAATATCCCGCCGTATCATTGATATTGTCAAAGCTATTCCTCGGACATCCTATGAGAATATCGTGGGCATTTACGACGGTTATGATGCGGTCAAATGGTCAATCGGCTCCATCACTGTTGAGGGCGTGACTTACGCCAATTGCCAGGTGCGTTATACTTTGTCCACGCAAGTATGGACGGTTTATGACTTGGATACAATCGCTCCGACGGCTTTAATCACCTATGATGACGGCACCAATATCAATCAAATAATCGGAACTTCAACCGGGTTAATTGGTAAATTGGACTCTGGATTTGACGATTTCAGCAAGCCGATTTATTTCGAACTAATTGATCGTTGGCGCTCTTATACGGAGATGTATTCCCATTCGAAGTCAATCAGCGGTTTAATGGTGATGTCAGAAAACGCCGCGGGAGCAAAGCTCCAATATCAAACCGAAAAGACGCCGGTCGATGTCTGGCAGGATATTGATATTGTCAAAGATGAATATGACGCCCTATTCCCCAACGCCAGTACGGATGATTTTAATAACGCGCGACTTCGATTAAGCGGTAATACCCGCGGTAATCAAGTGGTTATTTATGGAATTGAGCTCTTGAGCATCCAAGATAAAGGTTTAAACGAAAACTAATTATGACACTTTCGGAATTATTTCTTGATCGGTTCCTCTATCGCGATAATAAGCAAACCCTTCTAACAAAAGATTCAGAGTTTGTTTCGGCTGATTCAACCACACCTGCCGCGGCGGCTATTCCGTCTGGTGGCGCCGCTCAAGACATTAATACCGGCAACGTCACTATTAACGGTAATCAGTTGACTCCGGGTACTATACCGCAAGCAACATTAGACATTTCTAACTGGGGCTGGGGTCAAACCTGTGCGTTTCTTTCTACTAATGCATCTACCGTTTCTTGGGGAAATGGGTTTTTTACGTCTGCCAGTGGTACAAATTATTCTATCTTAGGAGGGAACACTGGCACAATGAGTCAAAAAGTTTATATTTATTTCGATTTGAATGTATCAAATAATACTTATCACATAACTACTAACGCAGGATCATCTGTTGGTATTGGAAAAGTTTTAGTAGCTGTGGCTAACCCAGGATCTCCTTCTGCCACCTATAATCTATCTCAAGCCAGTCAAATCGTTGGAGATAATATTCTAGCTAATACTATTGACGCTTCAAAAATTACTACTGGACAATTAGTGGTCGGTACAAATGTTGGACTAGGTTCTGCTTTTCCTGCTGCTAGTGCCGGAACATTAGCTACTATGGATATGATTGGGGCAGCGGAATTAGATTCGACAGTTATAGTCGGTGGTTACATAAAAACAAGTTTGCTCACAGCTAATAATATACAGACAGGAACATTGAATGCCATTAATATTACTGGATCAACTATCACTGGGTCTACTTTGCAGACAGGCACAACTGGTTTTAACGTCAATATCGGCTCTGATCATATAGAACTAAGAAATGGTACGAGCCCAGTTGGTTATTGGCGGCAAGAAACAATGGGAGATAGTTACGGAACGTTCACTACTCAAGTAGTAAATGGACCTACAGTCAATTCTTCTTCTGTACAAAATATAGGTTCTCAACTGCAAGTGACTGGCAATCCATTATTATTATTTGGACAAACCGGTGTTATAAATATAACTAGTCATCTTTACCCCACGTCATCAGGGACTTACAACCTCGGCAATGGCACTTACTATTGGAACGATGTGAGTTATAAAACTCTTACTGATCGTGGTTGTTTAGGTTGGTTTGATGAGGGAGTCGAACTTCAAGATGGAACTATTGTTTCTGATATGGAGGCAATTCAGGCAATAAAAAAACATCCTACAAAAAAAACTATTTATGGGAAAGAAATGCTCGATTATACAACATTCCCTAAAGTTTCTTATAAAAAAGCCACAAAAGAAGATGGTACAGAGCTACCCCGAGATGAGAATAATGAACCTTATGATATAATTAAGGATGAAAAAGGGTTAGAATCTATAATTACTGCACAAGACGGAATCGAAATGACATCAATTTTCTCCATCATGATTGGAGCTCTAAAAGAATTAGATAACAGGGTAAAAGCGTTAGAAAATAAAGTAAATCAATAATATGGCAAAATTAACCGCCTTGCAGATATCACAACTCAATGATGCTGCGGCCAGGGTAGCAAATGGCACGGCTTCTCCGGAAGACACAAAGAATGTCTCCTATGCTACAAAATCATTAGGATATAAAGCGCCGGCTCAAAGCAATTCGGATATTGACGGGACTTTCAGTGCCGCGGTTTCTAAGGTTGCACCAGCAGGATATAACTCTGATGCCCTTATAAATGCCTATCAAACAGGTGATTGGAGCGGGGTGACTGACGCCAGCGGAAAACCATTAAGTGATGCGGCTCAGCAGGCGGCTTTAACTAAGGCAACAGCTGATTTGGCGCCGCCTAATGCGGCCATGCAAGCCAAGGATGTGGCTGATGCCCAGAGCACCTTGGCGCAAGACCAAGGAAATTATCAGGATTATTTGAATACTTCCGCGACTAATTTCCAAGCCGATAAAACTACTTTGGATCAGAATGCCGCTGACAATGGGGTTCTATTCTCCGGCGGACGAGTTCAGAAACAGAATAACCTCCAGAATTCCTACAGTCAGGACCAAGCGACCAAGCTTCGTAATGCCACGAGTGCCATCAACGGTACGGCCAGTGACTTGCAATACAAGTACGGAGCGGCACCTGCTAATAATTTGAGCCAGTATTATCAGTTGGGTAGCAATAGTTATAATGCCGGTCAGGCGCAGGGTGGAGCAACTCAAAATGGTCTGTCGAGCGTTTATAATACCAATCAATATAACTACCAAGGTACTCAGAACGCTGCTAACAGCGCCGCGGCGCAGACTAGAGCGGCTGGCATGCTCTGGAATCAGGGTAATAAGTTGGTAGCTACCGGAAATCAAAATCAATATAAATAATATATGGCTACTTTATCAAACGTTTTTAATTCAAACCCTTTTGTCGGTGGTGGCATGTCGATTAATCCCGCCTTGGCATCTAAGCCGGTTGTGCCAGCCAGTGCTCCTATATTCAATAAACCAGTCGCACCGGTGGTCAATAATCCTCCTGCAGCAGATCCTTACGCCAAATATCGCGATGCCAACGGCAATATTATGACACCCGACCAATATGCCGCTCAAGTGGTAAGTAAGATTCCGACTGGTGGAGATGTGGGAACCTACGCCGGCAACTCTTACTCTGCTCCGAACCAGTCAGCTAATTCTTTGAATACTACGGCCAACAAATTGAATAATGCCAGAAATGATATTGCCACGGGCACTACTGACCCGTATGGTGTGGCTTCGAAGTCGGGAGTGGCTTATACCGCCGATGAATTAAATGCGATTGAGAAAGCCTATGCCGGTATCTATGATCCGGCGCTTAATGATGTTATGAGTCGGTTGAAAGACAAACAGACCGCAGATACTAAGGCGGCAACGACACAGGAAGATATGCAGAAGATAGTCTTTCAGACTAATGAAGATATTCGCAAGTGGCAGGCGACTACGGGAACCAAGGGTAATTCTGCCTCAGACACTTTAACCAATACTCAGATTCGCACTGCGGCGAGAAATGCTGGGGTGACTATTGATGATATGTCCAATATGGATCCTGATTTGGCTAATTTCTTCCTGGCACCTCCGAAAGTAAAAGACGCCACTAGTGGTGCAACCATCGGTCTCGATAAGCAATACGCGAATGACATGCAAGCCATTAAAGATGGCAGCATGACCGTTGACGAAGTTACTAATGAAATAAACAACGCCACTCTTTCCCCTGCCGTCATTTTCTGTTCGACTAAAAGATCGATAGGTTTTGCATGGTTATTGTCTACTGCAAGCATTTCTTCCAGCTGGGTACGTATGCCAGCAACATCGGCAATATTTTCATCTGTGGTTTTTCCGTAATGCGCAATTATTGCTCTAGCAATATCAAGCCATTCTAGATCCTGAAAACTATTTTTCTTATTCC